TGGTTGGTGCCGTTGCCGTCAGACCGCCTGCAGCCGCTACGTACAGCGCATCGCCCTCCGTCAGGCCGGTCGTATTTACCCCAGTAATGGTGCCAGCTACCACACCATGGCCCGAACCATTAGGCGCCAACGTCTCGTAAGTGATTCCAGCCGCTGGCATTAGCAGGGCATTACCAGACTGGGCTGGTTCAATCTTTGAAACGTCCGTGTCGCCGTGACTGCCGGTAATGTGATACGGAATCAGCGCACTTATAGGCGACCCGGAAGAATTGCGCACATGGGCATAGACCTTGCCCGCTAGATCACCGTGAACATGCGGGATCGAGACCGCTGCAGTGCCGGTGATCATCAGACCGGTAAAGCTCGGGGAACTGCCAGGACCCAGGCCAACGCTGGTAGCTGTTGCCAGATTTGCAATATCCTGCGCCGGGGCATCTACCGTCTCAACCTGAATAGCGGTTCCGGTTCCCGTTCCAACCGCTGCACAGGTAAACACCAGGCCAACGACAGCCGTAACGCCTGCTGGAACGCCTGCTGTTGTCCAGTTGGTGTTACCAAGTGCAACGATTCGATAGCCTGCACCAACTTGCAAGGCAGTAGCATTTACAACCGATCCGGTATCCTGATCCATTGGCACCCGCTCGGCACCCGTCAACGGTGCCGCATTGCCAAGATTGGTGATTGCAACAGGATCGGGCATGGGTCAGTCTGTCTGATAGGCGAAAATCAAAGCGCCGCGGGTTGTTTGCAATCTAGCCCCACGGGTCGTTTGCAACTCGCGGGGGGCCAGGGCAACCACAACTGCAGGCATTAGCGGCACCTTACAATACCCGCCATCATCAATCCGCATCGGTTCGTGCTCAACTCGATACGTCACCCCATCGGCTGACAACGTGTCGCCATACTCCAGGCCGCCAACAAATGACGTAAGACCTGTCAACGTATAGGCGATCTTTACAGCCTGACCGCCCAGCACAATCTCAGAATCCTTGTCAAGAATACCAAGACCTGTAGTGCCGCCGATCGCAACTGTCACGCCAAAATCGCTCAGCAAATCATCGGTTAAGCTATACCCTGCAGGGACCGTCCCGGATACCCACACCAGCGGCACTTGTGCAGTCCTGCCGTCGCCATCGCGCAATGGCTCATGCTCGACACGGAACGAGGCCCCATCCACAGTGATCAGATCACCGTAGGACAGAGCCCCAAACTCCGCAGCCTTGACGGTCAACAGATAGTCAATCATGACTACCTCACCGCCAATTACAACCTCGCTGTTCTGATCAAGAATCCCAGATCCGCTAGTGCCATTCGCCGTCACAGGGACCGCGAAATCCTCTAGGAATAGATCTAGATCATCGATCAGAAGCGTCATCAGTCAACAAGCTTTGCAGGCTTGGACTGTTGAAGCTCAATAACACCAACTGCCAACAACGCAGCAGCGGCTTCTTCCGACAGGACAGGCAGCACGTCCTGATCCTGATAAACAGTCCCGTTGTGTTCAACGGGACCGACGATCACTACATGTTTTGTCATGGCTCAGGCAATGATGTTTTGGAAGAAGTAGCCTACGTCTGACGCGGCAACGATCTCATTGACCGATTCGCCTACCCGAACTCGCTGAGCGCCACGGAGACCAACCTTGGGCTCAGGCAGAGTACCCGACACGCGATTGCCGAACTCGGCCGTGTAGCCAAAGGTAATTGCATTACCTCGAATGCCGGCAACAGGGTTTTGATGTAAAAATGCCATGTGCTTGCCCCACACCCTAGACAGGCTGGCAGTCTGACCAGGCTTTGCGGTATTAATCCAAGCCTCGCCAATCAGGATCTGATCAAGCTCCAGAAGATCAGCGATGGCCTGCACAGTGGCAGGTGCACCGTTGGCGTTGCTGGTGCCGGTGTTACCAGTGGTTGAGGGGGCCAGGGCGGCAGTAATCTTCGGATGCACCCGCAGTTTAGAGAAACCTAGGCGGCTAATCACGGCTGTATTTGGCCGCATCAGCATTCCATCCAACGCCGCCATAATTGCGGAGTAGGGATCGGAGTTTGTATAATCCGACCACTGAGAAGTACCGCTGAGCGTGGCGCGATTGGCAGCTGGGTAAGTGCCAAGGGAAAACACCATATCAGCAGCCCGCTTTTCGCGATCCAGCAGGATCAGATCCGTCACGCCTTCAACGGCGCGACCAATCGGGTCATACCCAGGAGGAGCGGAGTTAATGTCTTCAACTGGCACCAAGTCATCAAGACCGTAGTCTTTAACGCTGGCATCCACTTCAGTAAGATTGAACTCAACTTCAGATGGTGCACCCTTGCGACCAACTCGGGTTTGGGGCAAGGTAAACATTTCATCCCTGGCGCGCTGGAGATACTTAAACTCGCGCGAGCCAACAGGAACGCGGGGCAACACCGTATCGGCGATGTACGAACGATTGCTGTAGGCAAGAGTAATCGCCGTCAGCTGCTGCTGTACAGGAAAGGGAAAATTCTGGTAAGACATGAAGGGAACTCAGAGAAAGGGTAAAATCAAGCTCCCTGGATCGAACCAGGGGACAGCAGCATGCTGCTTTTATCGCCAGACACCGCGTCAACCAACGCAATGCCAATGGTCCGATTATTGGCGCCAGCTGCAGGAACAGCGGCAACGGCTCGGCCCACAGAATCGGAAGTAAGCAGAGCGCCACGGGTGACGGTGCCGCCAAACTCCACGGTAACGACGCCTTCCAGGAACACGTCAATCCGCTCAGCGTTGTCGCAACCTACAAGGTCAACCACGCCGATCAGTGAATCAGTAGCAGCAGCGCCCTGAATAACGGTGTTTTCGTCAGCGCCGAACTTGACGATTCGACTGCCATTGATAGCAGCACCCGAAACAAAAGCCTTTGCAAGGCCTGGATTGCGGAACGTCATAAAAAAGCCTCCTCAGGCGGAAAGATTGGACTGGGCTTGAGCCACTGCATCGGTAAAAGCAATTTGCCTACCGGCTGCTGCTTCCTCGCCGTGGATGCGGCGAGCCTCGCGGGCGATCTCCAGGGGAGTAGGCTCGGGCTTCTCAGCCTGAACCGCTGGGGCTTCAGGAGCTGGGGCAAATGCCACCGGCTCGGGCGATTCCGCCAATCGAACGGCGGATTGGTTTGCGCGCAAAGCCCGTTCAGCAGCCAGCACCTGCACCGCAGCCTCAGGGCCGCTGGTGTTGCCATCGGCAGCCAGTTGATCAATTAGAGCCTCATGGCCCGGCATGGACTGAGCACGCACGGCCGCGATGCGATCGCGCTCAACGGCACCACCTTCAGCGCGCAGCAGGGCCGCCGCATCTGGATTTTCAGCCGCCCAGCTGGCGGCAAGTTGACTAGGGGATTCCATGGAAAAAGAAGCAGAGAGCTGAAGTCGCTGATCTTGCTGATCGGCGCTGGCGTTCAATTCAGAAATCAATGTTTCTAGGCTAGTGATTCTATCCACTAGCCCTGCATCGATTGCCTGCTGGCCAATGAACATGCGCCCATCGGCCATATCGGACAGCACTTGGTCAGTGCTGACGCCACGGTTTTCTGCAACATCAGCAACGAACAGCGAGTAAAGGTAGTCTACTTGGTCTTGAATAACTTGCTGGCCCGTTTCGGTAAGCGCTCCATACTGGCTAGCAGCCCGCTTGTACTTTCCAGCGACGATCTCGGTGGTCTTGACGCCCAACGCCTCTTGCTGCTTAGACACGTCGGTATGAGTCGCAACGACGCCTATTGATCCAGCTTGTGCTGTGGCCGAATCCATCACCACTACATCCGCGGCTGTGCCAATCCAGGCGGCAGCGCTGGCCATCATGCCCTCGACAAATGTCGCCACAGGCTTAACGCCGCGCACCGCGCGCACAGACTCCACAGCCGTTTGAGTGCCTGCCACGGTGCCACCGGGGGAATCCACCATTAGGATAATGGATTTAACCGCTGGATCAGCAGCAGCCTGACGTACGTCGCGTGAAAACAGTTCAGTAGACGTGCCGCCACTTATGTTGCTCATCATGTTCATGCGCTGGCCCAGCACACCCTGTAGCGGAATTAGCGCGGCGCCATCGCGCACCTCATAGCCCTGGGCTGGCGGGTTGTTCAGCGGCTTGCCAATGCGCGCCTCAATTACTGCTACATCAAGTTCATCACCTCGCATCCGAGCGGCGTAGATCGCGTGGATCTCCTCCATCCGATCCGG